CCGTACAAGAAAAACATGGAGTGATGAAAACCCAAGTAGTTATTACGGTTTATACCAATAACTCATCTAAGTTAGACACAAATGACATGTCAGCACCACCTTCTTTCAACTTAGTAAGATAAGTTTTGATAATTCCTGGTTCTGGAATTGTCATTGAGACGACAGTTTCAGGATTAATTTTATACTCATCATATGCAGTGAAAGGATTCCACCTTCTATACTGGACCGAGACTGTAGTATCATCTTCTTTGTAATCAGAAATCATCAGCTTGAGAGGATACAATACTACAATGCCAAGTTTTTCACCATCTTTAATTTGGTTTACATTTGCTAAAACATAGTCACCAGTGGTGATATGCAATACTCTAATGTTATGTTTCATAACGGAACTGATAATGAAATGATAGGGTCTTCAAAATTATTTTTTTCTAAGTAATCAAAGGTAGTCTTTGAAAACATATCAAATGCCAAAGAATATCTTACCACACCACTTTGATTTGGTTGCACTGAATGTTGAACCCAAGACGGAAACAATGCTAATCTTCCTGGTTCGTTCTTACATTTGAAAGATCCATGATACAAACTGAATAAAGGTATCCAGTAATCAGTAGTAGTATAATTTTGTGTTAGAGCCATATTGCCACTAACAAAAGTATTTTCATGTAAAGAGTGTGAGTGAACTGGCACTTCCTCCCCTTCATCTAGTCTTAAAGCCCAACCACGTATCCATATCTCATCTCTAGGATAAGATTCTACATCAATAGATTTGCAGTACTCTTGATACATGCACCATATAATTTCTCTAAGTGATCTTAGAGATTCAATATTAGTATCAAAGATGTTGTAAGTTTTCCAAACATCATTTAAATGATCTCCAAGATTATTGGAGAGAATGTAATCAAGAAGGGTCTTAGTAAAGCCTAAACTAATGTCATCAACATATATTGATAGGTCAATTGATGGAGCAAACGGTGTATTTGGTTCCCAGGTTTTCCATCGATGAAGATTATCATTACCTTGTTTGATTACAAGACTGTCAATGTCATTCATTTACTTCGACTTTTTTTCTCCCAATATTGTACTTGCTTTCCAGAGTCCAGTCATTCTTTTCTTTGAATGAAAGAACTTTAATCTGATTGAGAGGAGCAAGGTCAGCAATCTTCTCAGCATTTACAACTGAGATAAGTCCCCAATCGCTAAGCAACTGAACGATACGATTGCGACGCTGCACGTCATTCAAAGACAAGTTAGTATTCTTACCGTCAAGAGCAAACAACTCTTTGAAGTGAACGATATAATACTTACCTTGCTTATGTAAGATATGACAAGACTGATAGATCTTCCTTTCTTTGCGCGATGCTACTCCAATCCTAGTCAGAGTTTCTCTCACTTTGAGAAAGTCATCTGGTTCACCCAGAACAACTTCTACCATGTCCGCCTGTTTCCATAGAACTTCTACTTCACCACTCATTGTCTTCCACCTTTATTCAATACCTTTGTAATATGATCTAGCTGATCCTTGGTGAGAACCCTGAGTGCTTGTAGAGCTTTATCGTCATTATAACCATAATACTCTTTTACTACTTCATGATAATCAATAGAATCTTTTTTCGCCCAAGGAGAGAAACGCTTCCTAGGTTTCACACTATTTAGCAAAAAGTCATATTGAAGTTTCTTTGGGAGATGAGGATTTTTATTCATCTCATTGACATAAAGGATAGTGTCAGTGAAAGAACTGAGGCACCTGTTAATAATATAAGGAGGATACCCTCGCTCAGCATCAGTATCATCATCGAGAATACTCTTCTTAGATTGGTTGATCGAGTACAGGTAGTCTTTTAGTTGGTACGTCATTCCAGTGTCTAATCACTCCACTAATAATAAAAAGGTTGGTAACCAAGTAAGAAATAAAAATAAGGGTGCGTATGCCAGCAATAATATCTGCTTCTCTATCTGATCGTCTATGCTTCTCCCCTAACGCTTTTGCCCAGATTCTCCACATTATTTGAATACAGCAGTAACACCTAGAACTTTAGCATTAGGATTCCTAGCAAGGGCGACTTCACGTGCCTCTTGATAATTACGAGCGATCACTTCTTCTTTGAAGACAGTGCCAGCAACATAGAGTTTGACTTCACATTTCATAATTCATAAGGACTAGTTCAGCCCTGCTTGCTTGATCTGTATTATAGGACCCCACGGACCTCATC